GGTGCTAACAATTTCTGTTGCTCCGATAAAAACAGACGCGCTAACAAAGGGCTGCGTGTATGAAGCATAGTTTGTAATAGTTACGGTTTTAGATGAACTAATAATATCGGTCATCGTACTAAGGGTCGGGCTAGGTGTAGCTGTACCGCCTCCGCCCTGCGTGGTGAAAAACCCGTCAACGTTGTTAATGTCCGATGTGGGGACTCCTGATATTTCTGCCATGATTAACTAATTTGAACCCAATCTTGCGACGGGTTGAAGTAAACTAACTCCGCACCTCCTTGCCCTGTACCGATGTAATGACCGACAACCCTTGAATAATAATTCGTCGTCGTTGGTGCTGTCGCGCTAAACGCCCCACTTGATCCAATCCACAAGGCACCCCCTGCCGATGCTCCGCTTATACTGTTTCCCGCATCAACCATGCCCTGCAAAACACATGAACCGCTGCCCGTGTGAAAGCCTAAGAATTTCTTGCTGTTAGCGTTGCTAGTGTCAGCTAAAGCGTCCCCCATAATATCGACAATCCTGTTTGATGCAACACTTACATTCGTGTTCATCGTTGTGTTCATGCCTGTCTTTAACTCGTCCTCTTCATAAGCTGATGTGATGTCGTCGATCTTTGTTTTGTCGGCACTACTCATTGAACCCGCTGCGCTTGTTGTCGCTGCCGTAATTGCAATGTCAGGAGTATTGCCCCCACTGCTGGTAATTGGTGCTGTACCAGTTACCGCCGTCAATCCACCGCCGCCGCCTCCGCTGCTCGCGATTGTAATTGTGTCGCTACCGTTGTCAGATATGGTCACGTTCGCACCTGCCGCAATCGTCAATCCGCCCGTTAAACTATTCACAGAAGTAACACCTCCACTTGTTCCGTTTGCTGCTGCTGTAATACGTCCTTGAGCGTCTACGGTTATATTCGCGTTCGTATATGCCGCTGCTGTCACCGCTGTGTCTGCAAGCGCAATCGTACCGCTTCCTGTAATTGTTCCACCGCTTAAGCCTGTGCCAGTTGCTACGCTCGTAACTGTGCCAGCGTTGTTGCTTACATCTGCAAACGACAAAACCCCCGATCCGTTAGTTGTTAAGGCTTGCCCGTTCGTTCCTGTGTCATTAGGAAGGACAAGGGTGTATGTCGCTCCCGCTGAATGAGGAGGAGATTGTATTTTAACACCGTGAGAATTTTGGTTGCAATTGAGTTGAATTGCTGCATCGTTAGTGTCTCCCTTTACCTCTAGAACCCCCGTTCCGTTAGGGGAAACAATAATGTTTCCGTCCGTCGTTGACGTGTCTATCTCTCGAGCTTGAACATCGAGGTTGCCCCCAAGTTGTGGGGTTGGATCATCTACGACAAGAGCAATCTTCGCGTTGTTTGCTGTGATGTCATCGGCTTGGGTTTGAGTGATGCCAACCTTCGCATTGTTTGCCGTTATATCGTTCGCCTGTTGTGTCGTGATTCCAACCTTTGCGTTGTTGGCGGTAATGTCTGAAGCTTGTTGGGTTGTTATGCCCACCTTTGCCGTATTCGCCACGACTGCGCTATTCGCTGCAACCCGTGCCTCTGTGTAATAGAGATTTGTCCCTTCGTCAATGTCTGTTGTGACCAATACCACAACGCCCGTCTCACCGTTCACCGAGTCAACTGGGACGCTTGGAATATCGCCCGTAAGTGCAAGCGTACCTGATGAGGTTGGGAGGCTGAGGTTTACATTGCCCGCGCTGTTTAAACGGATATAAGCCTTAGTCGTGTTACCGACATCGTGAATGTAAAACTTACCATGCACGTTTATATCAGCCTCGTTTGCCGTTGTAGACCCGTCAATGTTTAGTGCTGTGTATGCAGTCGTGCCGCTGCCGTCTGTTGCTACTATGAAATCAATATCTGCTGGGCTTGTCTCCGTAATTTCTACGCCCGAAATTCCCGCCTTGAGTTTTGCCTGTGTGACTGTAAGCTCTAGGCTGCTATCTGTCGCCCCTCCGTTGGTCTGTGTTGTGCTTGTTCCTTGTTTCAATTCAGAATACAACACCAAAAGCCAGTCCACATTTTCCCACTTGTTTGTTGCTCCAGCGTTGTATTTTAATACATCGTGATTCTGTAGGCTGCTTATTGTTACGTCGGTAAGTTGTGCAAGTGTAGAAATACCGCCCGCGCTACTTGGTAGCCATTCCTGTGTCGCTGCGTCGTATTCAATCACCTGCCCATCGGTTACGCCTGTAGTATCTACGTCGTACAGATCGCCAAGCTTTGCGCCCGTGACTGGTGTGCCCTGTGCAATCTCTACATTGTCGCGCTTGATCCGAAAAGTAAACGTTAGCACCTGAGCAAAGCGGCGCGGTGCGTCAATCGTGTCTATATCGACGTCATTGAATTGGATGCTCTCCACGTTTACGCCGTTGTAAGTGCCGCTCACGCGGTCCAGTGCGCCGCGTACCTTGCTGCCGAGATCAGCGGCGAGGGCATAGCTATCGGCATAACACAGGAATTCAAAGCGTACCTCATCCAACGTACTCGGCCCGTCGTGCGTGTCTTCAGGCGCTACGCTCAACAGTTGGTAAACGATAAACGGCGTCGCTGTCTCCTGCTCTGCAACCTCGGGAAAGATGTTGACGCCAACGATGTCGGTGACGTCTGTATTTTGCGCCAGTATTACGTACGCGGCTATTCCTGCATTCATTTCTTTTTTGCTTTTGCTTTCGCTGCTTTGCGAATTTGAAACTCGTATTTCTTGCGCATCTTCGTCAGCGCCTCGCCTCGCTTGGCTGCAATGGACCTAGCAAAAACGCCTTTATTTCGGTTGTTGCCTTTTATGAATTGGTCATCACCTTCTACAATGTTAGCATACCATGCATCTTCATCTTCGCGCACTTTTCTACCAACACGCGGCCCAACCCAATAAGTACTTTTTTGCTTATCGATAAGCCAAACTTTTATTGATCGGCGTAGCGTGCCCGCTTTAACATCCTTTGGTTTTTGATTAGTACGACGGACGCGAATAGTTTCCTTGGCGTCCACAATGTTGTCTATCATCTCATCTTTGTAAATCTTGCCAACAGCGCGGTGGATGCGCTTCTGCACCTTCGGATCGCTGACCTGTTTGCGTAGCTGCTCGAATTGTTTCATCAGCGGCTTTATGTCTGCGCCGATTCCTTCAAACCCAACCTTACCGCCTTTGGCCTCAAGTGATCCCTGTGCCATGTGTTCCCGTTATTTCGCAGAGTAAAATAAGTTGATCGTTGCGGCCAACTTCCTCGATGCCTTGGATGGTGTACGTGTTGCTGTTGTAGATTACGCGGTCCGCTGGATTAATTGCCCGCGTGTCCGTGCTGCTGCGGATTTTAAACCGTAGCCGCTGCACTGGCATATCTTGGTCGCCTGTAAGTTTCTCGGCCATGCCTTCGCCTGCCTTCATCAGCTCAGCCCACACGGTGACCAGCGTGGACCATGACGGCACGCGCTCGCCGTACGCGTTGGCGCTGGTGGTGTAGCTCTGCACCTCTATTCGTCTATCGCTCTGTCCTATCCTCATACTGATGTAATAACGCGGTAAGGGTTTAAGATAGCGTACAGGCCGAGCGGTAAGGTCGTGGCAATCGTGCCCGCTACAACTGGCTGGCGCTGCTCGTATAGGTGCGCCACCATCCAGCGAATTGCGGTAATGAACGGCTTTGGTATATCGGCCTCGGCATATCCTACATTCATATTTACCTGCACCGCGTTAAATGTGTCGTCATATAGATCGGGCACGCTGTCGAATGTAATCCGCGCGGCCTTGGTTTTTATGTCGGCCCACCACTTCGCTGTCGCTAGTGTCTGCGTGCTGTTCGCTGTGTCCGTGTACTGCACCGAGGTGATTGAGTTGACTGGACCAATAGGCAGGCGCACGTTATAAAAAAAGTCTATGTATCCAACTGCGTCAACATCACCAAGGCGCGTGTTGCAATAGTCTTCAACCCACGCAATAGATGCATCGCGGTAGGCTTCTATTAGTGTATCCTCGTCTGTGTGATCAACTCTCAAATGCTCTTTGAGTTGTGCCACGGTTATAATGCTATTAAGGTCAGGCGTTCCTGTTATTTCGACGGTCATCATGTCGCTAAAATACGGACAAAAAAAAGAGGG